AACACGCGAATACGACCTCGGGAAAGGCGCGCTACGCAGTAGGTCAGAAATGCCGCGTGACAGGCATGTAGTACTAGCCACAGATCCCGTTCTGGGCGTTGTCCCGCTAGGCGATTGGCTTACGGCCGTTCCGACCACCGTGACCGCATACGACTCCTCTGCGCGTGATTCAAGCACCGTCCTAACCGAAGGACTAGCTAACGATTACATTCTTCAACCATATCCACAGGCTCCGTACCACACGCTAAAACTTACAGAAAACACGGCGAACATTCTTTCACAAGGGCAAAAGACCCTGACCGTTCTGGGCGCATGGGGTTGGCAAAACGAAACAGTGAACGGGGACTCCTTGAACGGTGCTATCAGCAACACAACAACAACAGTTGTGAAAACTGATGCTAGTGCTGATATTTATCCCGGCAACCCAATTCTGATCGACTCTGAGCAAATGTATGTCCGGGCAAAGAATGGAACCCACCTGACTGTTTTACGTGGTGTAAATGGCACGACAGCAGCCACGCACAGCGATGGCGCAGGCATCGACGTATTTATAAACCCATCTGATGTAGTCGAGGCGTGTCTAGCTATTGCACGAGATCGGTGGCGCAGCCGTGAGGCTGGTACGACCGCAGTCATTGGCTCGGCTGGTGCGACAATCACAAGACCGGGCGCAGAGGTACGCGCCATTCTCAGAGGCTTGGATAATTACAAGCAGACTCGTGACAATGCCGGGGTTTATTTCTAAGTGGTCAATTCTGACGTTGAATTTAAAGGCGTGATTTGGTCGCCTCGCAAAGTTGAGAAGATCATTGGTCAAGAGACTGAGAAAGTCTTGGATGAGGCTGCATTGTTCGGAGAGGTTGCGGTAAAGCAGCAACTGTTCCCCGGTCATGGTGTCGTAACTGGCTTCCTGCGAGAGTCGGTTACAGGCTCGCGTGTGGATTCGCTTCATGCAATCATCGACGCTGGTGAAGTCACGCAGGGCAAGAACGTCGTATACGCCAACTTCATTGAGGGCTTGTATCACATGTTCCTCAACGCTTGGCAGTTGATACGACGGAAGAATCTGGCGAAGGTACTCGCTCGAAGAATTGCGGGGCGACTAAATGGCTGATCGAGCAGCGGTTGTGGCGCGCATCGACGCACTAATCAAGACGGTTTCAACCCCGAACTTTCAGGCATACTACGTTGGTGAGCCTGTGCAGATTCCAACGAAGGCAGTCATCGCGTTTTGGTACGTGGGTGACGAGCCTTATATCGCAGGAGCAAAGACGCTCGGCAACGTAATGGTTACTGAGCGGTTCAGGATTCGGGCTTATTTCCCTGTCATCGCATCACCTACAATCAAGAAGAACGTAGACCTCGCAATCTGGGACACGGTGCGATACGTAAAAGCTGCGATAGTTGGTGACTCGAACCTAAACGGTTTAGTTACTGACCTTGATATGGATGATGCAGTAGTAGACTATTTCCAATGGAACAGCGGTGCGGTGAATCGCATCGTGACGTTCGACTTGTTGATACACGACCTTGAAGCGGAGACAATCACGCCATGAGTAAATCAAGCGGACTAGGCAACCGGCTCTACGTTGCTGGTTACGACATATCTGGCGACGTTGGCGCGATATCTTCGCTGACTACGCCACGGGGCGTACAGGACAACACCGGCATTGATAAAAGCGCAGTCGAGCGATTGCTGCTTTTGTCGGATGGTGAGATTTCGTTTGATTCGTTTTTCAACGACGCAACCGATCAGATCCACGATGTTCTTAGCACACTGCCAACAACTAACAGACAGGCGATATATGCACAATCAACCACTCGTGGTGACGCTGGTTTTGCACTAGTTGCGAAGCAGATCAATTACGACTGGACACGCGCAGCAGAGGGTTCTCTGACCGGCACGACTCAACTGCAAAACGCCGACGGTAATGTTCCCGCTTGGGGCGAAATAATTGCCACGAAAGAAACGATTGCCTCCGCTGGTGATCTAACCGGTTATATTGACGCTGGCGATGCTGCGACCACCAACGGCGTGGTCGCATATTTACAGATTTTTACTCTCGGCTCTGGCACTCCTACAATTACATTGCAGGACTCGTCAGACACCACAACGGGCGATGATGGCGCATGGTCTACCATCGGCACGTTTACAATCAATTCGGCTCGAAGTGCCGAGCGGCTCAGTGTCGCTGGTACGATAGAGAAAGGTCTACGCATAGAAGCGTCAGGCACGTTTACAAATTTAGTAGTCGCTGCGTTGATTCGCAGAGGAACGGCTAACGACATTTAGGAGAATCTTTCATGGCGAAAGAATCAGGTCTGGGTATGACCGTTTCCGTCGATGACTCTGGCGGTACTCTGCGGGACTTATCCAACGACATAACAAACATCGACTGGGCAACCCCTAGAGGCGTTCAGGACATCACTGGTCTGGACAAGTCCGCCGTTGAACGTTTGCTGTTACTTGCTGACGTAAGTGGCACGATAAACGGTGTATTCAACGACGCATCGAATAAGTCGCACGACGTATTCAAGACTGTATCAAGTACGTCAGTTGATCGAACAGTGACAATTGTTGTCAGTGGTCAAACCCTTTCGATGGAGTGTGTTCTTACCGATTATTCAATTAGTCGTTCTGCAACGGGTGAACTGACATACTCGGTTCCGTGGTCGTTAGCAGACGGAACAGTCCCAACTTGGGCATAGTCCAACAACAGAATTAGTTCATCACTAACCCGGAGGTAAAATGATGGCGAAGCGAACGAAGAAGTTTGCGATAAAGCGTAAGACCAAGACGCTCGAACTTAAAGGCGACCTAGAGGGCGGCGAAGTGGTTGTTGCTGCGAATACTCCTATGTCGATGCTGTTTCAAATCATGGGCATAGATAGTGCGGGGGCAATGGAGCAAGAGAGCCTGATTCGCCAGTTCGGTGATGACATTCTGATTTCTTGGAACTTCACTAACGAGGCTGGCGATGATCTACCCGCTGACGGTGATGGCGTTGTGAGCCTCGACACTGATGTTTTCAATGCCATCGTGAGCGCATGGACTGACAGCCTCGGCGGTGACAAAAATTTAGACTCGCAGCAGAAGCAACCAGAAACGTCGGTCTAGTCGCAGCACCTTTGCCGACTGAGATACTCACAGCGGAGGCGGTTGACCAATTAGCCCAGCGTTACGGAAAATTGCCAACAGAGATACTCGCCGCAGATATTGAGAACTGGTCGATAGTAAAGCGCGCTGATTTAGGCGCATACGCTAGACAAGGGAAGCCGAAGAATGGCAGCTAACACAGCAAAGATCGTAATTACCGCTGATGATAAAGCGTCAGAGAAACTCTCAAGTCTCGGCGAGAAGGCGAAGCAAATGCGTGTGGCATTTCTCGCTGTTGCCGGTGTTGCTGCCGGGGCGGGAATTGCATCTGTAAAGTTTGCCAGTGATCTCGATGAGGCTGTAAACAAAGCCAACGTGACATTCGGCGAGTCTGCTGCTGTTATAAAAGAGTTCGCTGATACATCTGCCGAGAGTTTCGGACTGAGCGCAAAAGCTGCTAACGAGTACACCGGAACCCTCGGCACCATCCTGAACGCTTCAGGACTTGCAGAAAACGCTTCTGCCGACATGTCTGTCGAACTCGTAAAGCTGGCGGCTGACCTAGCATCATTCAACAATATCCCGATTGATGTTGCACTAGAGAAATTACGCTCAGGACTTGTGGGAGAGGTTGAGCCACTGCGAACGGTTGGCGTGCTGCTGAACGCTGCATCTGTTGAAGCAGAGGCGTTTAGTGAGGGCATCGCCGAACAGGGGGAAGAACTGTCTGAAGCACAGAAAGTTCAAGCGCGTTACTCTCTCATACTCAAACAAACGACTACGCAGCAAGGTGACTTCACTCGCACATCGGATTCGCTCGCTAACTCTACCCGTGTAGTTCGGGCGCAATTAGAAGATGCCGCGGCGACACTAGGAACACAATTGCTCCCCGCCGCGCAAAAGACTGTTGGCGTGATGTCAAATCTTGTCGGGCAATTTTCTGAAATGCCATCAAGTGCCAAGACTGCAACGTTGGCCGCTGGTGGAGTCGCTGGTGGAGTCGCTGGTATAGGGTTGGCGATCCCTCCTGTAATTACTGGCATCGGGCTGCTCAGGGGTGCGCTAACGCTACTCGCTGCTCATCCGATTGGCGCAGCTATTGGTGTGCTTGCGATTGCGCTCGGTGGGCTTATTTTGAAAATGCAGTCGCTCGACCGTGAGTCCTCGGAGGCTGCATCGAATGGCCTGTCTGATCTCACAGAAAGCATGAACAAATTGCAGGCTGCTGCGGGTCGGTCTGGACGTGCGCTCTCTGACTCTGACGCTGCCATTGCTGCGCTGATCGACCAAGCCTCAGAAATGAGAGATGTTGTGGCAAACGCTAAAGATGGCTTGGCTCAATTCAATAACGTCTTACGCCCAGAATTTGTCGACTCAGCTAGAGAGGCGATTGATAAATACAACCTGACTGTTGCTGATATCAAGCCGATTCTCGATGACGCTAATCTAGGCCTATTCCATTACAACGAACTTATGGACTTGGCTGGGCAGAATTCTGCAAGGGCAGCAGACCTAATCAGGGAATCTAACGAAGGAATCGGTACCAGCACCCGGCGCGCCGCTGATGAGGTTGTGAACGCTGCACAGTTCAGGGCTACTAATATCATAAAGCAGGAGCAGTTAGAAGAAGATGCTAAAGCAACTGTGAGAGACACTGCGGAAAAAAAACACATCGCTGCAACCATCGCCCATCAAGACAAGATGGCCGCACTCGATCAAGCACTTGCAGACAAGCGCATTGAGATACAAG